ACTCACGAAAATAAAATTGGTGAGATTTCAAATTCAATTCAAGATATTAAAAAAGATTATGAATATACAAGAGGAAATTTGTATTCTTTGATTGAGAAGGGTCAGGAAGCAATTAATGGAATTCTTCAGTTAGCTCAAGAAAGTGAGATGCCTCGGGCATATGAAGTTGCCGGACAATTAATTAAAAATGTCGCAGATGCAACCGATAAATTAATGGACTTACAAAAGAAACTCAAAAATATTGAGGAAGACAAACAACCTCGTGGACCAACAAGTATTACCAATGCTCTCTTTGTTGGGTCAACAGCAGAATTGGCAAAACTTTTAAAGAAACAATCTAAAGAAACTGAAGAATAATAAATATAAGATGATAGTTCTTATTTCTAATGAGTTGGTCTGACAAATACAAAAAATCAATTGATTGCAATAATCCTAAAGGATTTTCTCAGAAAGCTCATTGTGCAGGAAAAAAAAAGTCTATGAACGAAATGAGTAATCCTCGTATTCCAAAAAAATCTGGACAACCAGATAAGTCGGATAAACATTCAGATCTTTATACAGATGAAGATCCGAGAGGAACAATTCATGGTCTGGGATTTAAGGATGTTGCTACTGCAAAAGAAAGTGTTTCTAAAATTAGAAATTCTGGTAGATCTCATGCTCATAAAATTCAAGCAGCAATTGCTATGGAACAAAGAGCAAAGGTAATGGGAAAAAATTCAGAAGCAGCAATCTATAGGAAATTTATTAACTCAATGAAAGAAAAAACAAAAGAAATGAGTGAAGAATTTAAAAAATGCAAATCTGGATATTATTATTGTAATACAAATAAAGAATGTAAACCTCTTCCAACTGGATTTGATATTCCTGGGCAAACAATAAAACCGACAGAAGTGGGTATTGGTAAACCTGTAGAAGGGTCTTGTAATCATACAAAGAAAGGAAAAGTGTGTCCTAAGCATGGCATGAAAGATTGCACACTCATAGGAGAAACCTTAAATAGTGTAACAGAAGAAGGTCTTCGTGATTGGTTTGGTAAATCCAAATCAGATGGTGGTAAACCTGGATGGGTACAATCAGATGGATCTCCGTGTGCTAACGAACCAGGAGAAACCAAAACTCCAAAGTGTTTCTCAAGATCTAAATTAGCAAGTATGAGTAAAGGAGAAATAGCATCTGCGGTAAAAAGAAAAAGAGAAAAAGATCCAGGGCAGCAATCAAAATCAGGTGCTGCATCACCAACTTATGTTTCCACCGATTCCCCCACAAAGAAAATGAAAAACGAAGAATATGTGAATGAAAAAACCATGACTTCAATAGAGAAAAAAAAGAAAGAAGAAATTGTCAAATCAATGAAGAAAGACTTAGCAGGATTTAAAAATAGTTATGGTGATCGTGCTAAAGATGTTATGTATGCTACTGCAACTAAAATGGCAATGAAAAAAAAATCTTTTAATGAAAATCATAACGCAATTGCTGATGGAAAAGAAAAGGATGAAGAGGGATATATGGCAAATACAGAAATGGATACAATTGATAGTGCTGTTAAAAAATTAAGAAAAATTATTAAAAAAGGTGATTCGCAATTACCTGCATGGGTTCAGTCTAAAATCACTAAGGCAGCAGATTATATTGATACTGCGGCAGACTATTTGGATAGTAATGAAATGTCTGAAATGTCTGAAGAATCTGATAAAAAGACTAAGGGTAGTGGAACAAAAGATGCTTGTTACACAAAGGTCAAATCTCGTTATAGTGTTTGGCCAAGTGCCTATGCCTCTGGGGCACTTGTAAAATGTCGTAAAGTCGGTGCTGCTAATTGGGGAAATAGTAGTAAAAATGAAGAGATTGTTTATGAAGGTGATTATTGGCACCCAGATCCAGAAAAAGACAGAAAACTTGGTGGTCCTGGACCCAATCAACGTGCTCGTGAAGATTATCCACAAGATCCTAAGAAGTCCAAGAAGTTACTTCCAGGTGAATCTTATATAGAGTATGCCAAACGGAAACAACGTGGTGAATCATATGTTTCTGTAAAATCGGGAAGTTTATCACCAATTTCTCTAAAGGTTCTAGAAGATCTAAATCTTGATGAAAAGTGTTGGGCTGGATATAAAAAGAAAGGTATGAAAACAATGTTTGGAAAAAAATATCCAAACTGCGTAAAAAAAGAAGATGTAACAATTGAAGATTTAAACGGTAATACTTTTGCTGAAGTAGTTGATATTATCAAACCAGAATCAATTAAAGGATTCAAATCTCAAATTGATGAATCAACTCGTTTACAAGCAGAAACAGGAAATATTCTTGCTGTAATTTTGAACTGGAGAGGAAAGGCATATTCAATTAGAATGTTCTTTCCACAAATTGGAATGCCAAGCAGAAAAGATGTTACTACAGAAATTCAAAAAGTTTATCCGGGTTCTCAAGTTCTTCAATATAAAGTTTCAACAATTGAACCAGGAATGCCCCTGATTCAAGTTGTAAATTCAAAATCAAAAAATTATCTTACCAATTCTAAAAAGATTGGTGAAGAAGTTAAGATTGATGAAGATTGGCAGAAAGAAAACCGTAAAGACAAAACTGATGGATTGAGTCAAAAAGCAGTGAATGCATATCGCAGGGAAAATCCGGGTTCAAATCTTCAGACAGCAGTAACAGAAAAGAAACCAACTGGTAAAAGAGCATCACGTAGAAAAAACTTTTGTAGTCGTATGTCCGGAATGAAATCAAAACTTACTTCTGCAGAAACTGCACGAGATCCAGATTCAAGAATAAATAAAGCACTTCGTCGTTGGAACTGCAACTAAAATATGAATGCCAATATTTATCTTGGTAATCCTTTACTCAAAAAAGCAAATACAGCAATTGAATTTACAGAAGAACAAATTGTTGAATTTATAAAGTGTAAGGAAGATCCTGTATTTTTTGCAAAAAATTATGTAAAGATTGTGACTTTGGATCACGGATTACAACCTTTTGAGTTGTATCCGTTTCAAGAAAAACTTGTTAAAAGATTTCATAAGAATAGATTTAATATATGTAAGATGCCTCGTCAAACAGGTAAAAGCACTACGGTTGTTTCATATCTTCTTCATTATGCTGTCTTTAATGATAATGTGAATATTGGTATTCTTGCAAACAAGGCAGCAACGGCAAGAGAACTTTTGGACCGTCTTCAAACGGCATATGAAAATCTACCAAAATGGATGCAACAAGGAATTATCTCCTGGAACAAAGGTTCTCTGGAATTGGAGAATGGAAGTAAAATCTTGGCTGCTTCTACTTCTGCTTCTGCAGTTCGTGGTATGTCTTTCAATATCCTCTTTTTGGATGAATTTGCGTTCGTTCCAAATCACATTGCAGATTCATTCTTTGCATCGGTATATCCAACAATTACTGCAGGTAAAAGTACAAAGGTAATTATTGTATCTACACCACACGGTATGAATCATTTCTACCGTATGTGGCACGATGCAGAGAAAGGAAAAAACGAATACATTTTTACTGATGTTCACTGGAGTGAAGTTCCTGGTAGAGACTCTGCCTGGAAGGCACAGACAATTGCTAACACAAGTGAACAACAATTCAAAGTTGAATTTGAATGTGAGTTCTTAGGTTCTGTTGATACTTTAATCGCACCTTCTAAACTTAGATCCCTCGTCTATGAGCATCCTAAGACCCGTAATGCGGGTTTAGATGTTTATGTGAATGTGAATGAGGAATGTGATTACGTCATCACTGTAGATGTTGCTAGAGGGGTAGGGATTGATTATTCAGCATTTGTAGTTGTTGATATTACACAGTTTCCTCACAAAGTTGTTGCAAAATACCGAAACAACGAAATTAAACCAATGATGTTTCCAAATATCATTTATGAGGTAGCAAAAAATTATAATAATGCATTTATATTATGTGAAGTTAATGATGTTGGAGATCAGGTTGCAAGTATTCTTCAGTATGATTTAGAGTATAGTAATTTATTGATGTGCTCTATGAGAGGAAGAGCAGGTCAAATTGTAGGGCAGGGTTTTTCTGGAAAGAAAACTCAACTTGGAGTAAAAATGTCCAAGACTGTTAAAAAAATTGGATGCCTAAATCTCAAAACTATGATTGAAGAGGATAAGTTATATTTTAATGATTATGAAATTATGAGTGAACTTACTACATTTATTCAAAAACATAATTCATTTGAGGCAGAAGAAGGATGTAATGATGATCTGGCAATGTGTTTAGTCATTTATGCCTGGTTAGTATCACAGGATTATTTTAAAGAACTTACAGATCAAGATGTAAGAAAGAGACTTTATGAGGAACAGAAAAATCAAATAGAACAAGATATGGCTCCGTTTGGATTTCTTTCTGATGGTTCAGAAGAAACTAGTTTTACTGATGCTGATGGTGATCGTTGGTTTGCTGATGAATATGGAGACCGTGCTTATATGTGGGAATATAGTCAGTAATGGAAATTGATAAGCAAATAAAACTTGGTCATTTATTACTTAATGATAGAACCTGTAGAGTTTGTGGAGAAGTCAAAAATTTAGTAGGAGATTTTTATAGAACACGCAAAGATAGAGGACCTGTTGCATCTTCTTATTCTTATGAGTGTAAGGAATGTACTAAAATAAGAATAAACCTTTATAAAAAAAATAAAATATACTCAATTGAATACAAATATCCAGATTGGTAATACTCGCGTCATCTTTCCCCAGTGTAAAATGAGTTTTTGATAAATATTTTCAGACAAACTGAGAATTACGGAGAAAAAAATGGCGACTCCTCAATTATCTCCCGGCGTACTCGTCAGAGAGGTTGATTTAACAGTAGGAAGAGCTGATAATGTACTCGATAATATTGGTGCAATTGCAGGACCTTTCCCAATTGGACCAGTAGATTATCCAATTGATATTACAACAGAACAGGATTTAATCAACGTATTTGGAAAACCACTCTCAACAGATTCCCAATACGAATATTGGATGAGTGCTTCTTCATACCTTTCTTATGGTGGTATTCTAAAGGTTGTAAGAACTGATGGAGCAACTTTAAGAAATGCAAATGCTGGAGTTGGAGCTGCTGCCACCACAACATTAGAAATCAAGAATTATGATGATTATACAAATAATTATTCAGAAGCATCTAACTTTACTTATGTGGCAAAGAACCCAGGCACCTGGGCAAATAATTTAAAAGTTTGCTTTATTGATAATTTAGCAGATCAGACAATTGGTATTAACACAACAAGTCCTTTAACTGCTGGGGCAACTATTGGTTTTGGTGTTACGACTGCATTAAGCACTGCTCTTGCCGGATCAGGAACAACATCACTCTTTAATGGTTATTTGAAGGGTATTATTACTGGTGTTACGACTGATGCTACAAATGGAAATAGTACTATTGATGTACGAATTGTTTCTAGAGTTTCATCTGGTAATACAGAAACTTTAATTGATTATGCAGAGACCTCTCCTACTGCATCATTCTTAACTTCAAGTGCTCTTCGTTTCGTTAATAACTCTGGAATCAATACAGGAACATCAGCATCTTCTCCGATTACTCCTTCTACAGTTGTTGATTGGTACGGACAACAAACTCTTGGTCTTACAAATTCCACAATTTTCTGGAAGTCAATTGCATCAAGGCCAACTTCAAATGAATATTCACTTGATA